CTCTCGCTAGCGCGGCTGAGTTGGCCACGGCCGCCACGGCAGTCGGTGTGACCGGATGGGTTCCCATGGAAGTGGTGATCCAATTTGAACTTTTGAATCGGTTCTCTCCAAGCCTCACCATCACGGGTCTGGTCGCAAATACCGAAGTCAGAATCTTCGATGCCGGAACGACTACGGAGTTGGCCGGGCAGGAGGACATTGTGTCCGGATCATTTTCTTGGCAATATGACTATGAAACGTACACTGCGGTAGACATTCACATTCTGTCTCTCGGTTACCAGAATGTTCGCCTCAAGAACGTTTCCATCGATCAGAACGGACTCACCGTTCCGGTGCAACAGCAAATTGACAGACAGTATGCGAACCCCTGATGGCCATAACCTTCGACGGTGCAAATAAGCAGATTGTCTTGGACGCGGTTACCACTGAGTACACCGCGATTGAAATCTATTCCCGATGGAAGGATTGGGTTCAGGGTGGGCAAGGGAACTGGCTGGAAGCCTTTGCAGCGTTCGGCGGTGATCCTCTCGGCGGCGGTCAGATTTCTCCGATCTACGTATTTCTTCGTAACGATCTTGGCTGGCGTATCAAGCGGCCGGAGTCCGATATCGACGTGCTGATCAACGGGAATCTTGTGGGTACCGACTCAGGATTGGCAATCTTGACCGGTCCCAATGGAGCGTTCTCGCCCACAGTGACGATCAACCGTTCTCAGACTTCCACCTTCTCGGCACAAGACCTGTGGAACGTACTCGCGGCAGACTTCTCTGGGGATGCTACCATGGGTGCAATCCTTGGCCTGATCCTGAAACTGGCTCGAAACAAGGCGATCACCAATCGTACGAACGGCAAGTTTGTCGTCTATGATGATGACAACACCAGCATACTTGTGCAGGGCAACATCTTCGAAAACGCCGATGGTACTCAGGCGTATCGTGGGCAGGGCATCGAACGACGCGAGAAGCTTCAATGAGCGTGCTCACCTATGGACTGGGTATTAGCGCCGGTGGCGGTGGAACGGTCTACGCCATAGTCGAATCTGTCGATGTGGTAGTGGATGATCCGGACTATTTTCTTGAAGCCGCCAACGTGGATTTCTCCATCGAAGTTGAAGATTCTACGTACGATGTGGTAATAGACGAGGCGGGGCTTGTAGTGACTCTGGAAGATCGAACAGTGGACGTGACGACATGACCAACATCACTCGCGTTCGCGGAGATACCTATCCTGATCGAATTCGGATCAAGGATGCAGACGGGAACGCTGTAGATATCACAGGGTGGACGTTCACTCTTACGATCAACCGGATTCAGAAGCCGGTCGATATCTCGACTCAGGTTGTTCAGACCGCTGGTACGATCATCGCTCCTGCCACGGATGGGGTGGTAGAGTTCGCATGGGATGATACCAAAGCTAATCAGAGTCCCGGCACGTACTATTACGATATCCAGATCATCGATGGAGCTTCCAAGCGCCGTACACCCGTCCTCGCCAATTACATCTTCGTGCAGGACATTACCAAGTCTTGAGGAGGTTGACATGGGGCCTATCTGGCCGATAATGTGATCCCGTTGTCATCGTCAAACTCCTTAGTGGGGTTGTTGCGGGAGAGCCAAAGACATCCCCTCTCTTTTTCAGAGGGTTGACAACGCTCAGTTCGTGCTCGCATGATGTGTGCAATAAAGCCGAACAAGGGGCTAGACGATGACATTCGATCAACTTCGGTACCCCGGCAGTGATGACCGGGGTTTTATTTTGAAAGACTGCAAGCTCTCCGGTCAAAACTATGATCAGGCCGGGAACGTTGTGTCCGTCATGTTGTGGGGACTGTACGATCAGTCGCTACAGACCAAAGACGATTTCGGAAATGACCGTACCGAAACCAAGGAAATGTGGAAGCCTTTCCTTGTGACGCCAGACGGTGAAATTATGAAAGAGCCTTACTGGATGCCGCTTCCCGGTAGTCAGATGGTCTTTCTCCAATGCCCGATCTTCGAAGCGTTGTATGAAGGTACTCGTGGTCCCGGTAAAACGCTCACGTTGCTCATGGACTTCGCCAAAGAAGTCGGCCGGGGTTACGGAGCTAACTGGCGCGGCATCCTGTTCAGAAAAACGTTCGGTGACCTTGATGACGCGGTTCGTAAGATCGAGGCGTTCTTCCCGAATATGTTTCCCGGCTTTCGCTTTCTGAAATCCAAGAGCGAGTACAAGGCTATCTGGCCTACGGGCGAGGCGCTTCTCCTTCGGCCTCTGGAAGATGAGTACGCTTACGAGGAGTACCACGGCCACGAATATCCATGGATCGGGTTCGAAGAGCTTTCGCAGTGGGAAAATGACAAGGCGTACAAGCTGATGTTCTCGTGCTGCCGTCCTACGGCTCCCGGTATTCCGTGTCGTGTGCGGTCTACCACAAACCCGTACGGCGTCGGCCACTCGTGGATCAAGAAGCGCTTCCAGCTTATGCACATGCGTTCGAAGGTCATCCGTATTCCGGGTGAGGTTCCCCGCGTGGCGATTCACGGCTTCTTGAAAGAGAACTTTCTGCTTCTGCACTCGGCTCCCAACTACGAACAGCAGATCATGCAGGCCGCTACCAATCCTGCACAGGCCAAGGCGTGGGTTGAAGGCTCGTGGGATGTGAACGCTGGCGGCATGGTGGACGATGTGTGGGATCGTACTGTCCATGTCATTCCGGACTTTCCTGCAAAGGCCATTCCGCGCTCGTGGCGAATTACCAGAGCGTACGATCACGGTCAGAGTCATCCGTTTGCGGTAGGCTGGTGGTTGGAATCCAGCGGAGAGCCATTGAAGTTCAACGGCATCGAGTACGGGCGCGTCAGAGGCGACATGATCTTGTTCTCTGAATGGTATGGAACGAGCGGAGAGGACAATACCGGTATCAGGCTTTCCGCTCGTGCTATCGCCAAAGGCATTCTTGATCGAGAAGAAGACCTTGGCATTCGCGGTCGCGTCCTCCCCGGCCCCGCCGATACGGAAATCTGGTCGAAGGATTCTCGTGGTACCGGCCGCGCTCCGGTTGACGATATGAACGAGCTAGGCATCTATTTCGAACGGGCAGACAAGACTCCCGGCTCACGTATCCGTGGGTGGCAGATGCTGCGGACCTATCTCGATGACGCCAAGGCAAACCCGGATGGTACACGGGATAAGCCGGGGCTGTTCATCTGTGCAGGCAACAAGTACTGGTTGGAGTTCGTCCCGACGATGCCACGAGATCAGGGCAACATGGATGATGTACCGGCAAAGTACGAAGATCATATGTGCGATATGACCCGGTACCGGCTGAACTGGTCTATCCCCGGCATGTGGAGGTCGAGTTTCTAAGTTTGACGATACCGGCTTCAGATGATAGTTTTACCCGTACCGCCAAGCCCATAGGCACTGAAAATGGTTGATAAGAAGCTAGAAGAGAAAGCATCAGACCCTTCTACCGTAAGTGAGGCTTACGCCGAAATGGCTCCGAAATGGGCGATGGCGGAAGCGTTGCTCGGCGGCACGGAAGCTATGCGGGCGGCCGGTACTATTTATCTTCCTCAGCATCCTCACGAAGATAACAGCAACTACTTTGAGCGTCTGAACACCACGACCCTCTACAATATGTTCACCTTGACGCTGGACTCGCTTGTGGGAAAGCCCTTCTCGGATCGGCTTGAGCCGAACAGCGACGTACCGGACGAGATCAAGGAACTGCTTCCAGATATCGACAAGCAGGGCAATGACCTTCATGCCTTCGCTCGAAACTGGTTTCGTGATTCTCTGGCGAAATGTTTTTCGCATGTGTTCATCGACATGCCTCGCCCCCCTGCACCTGAGAACGGCACGGTTCGTACCATAGCGGATGACATTCAGGACAAGGCACGCCCCTACGCCGTGTTTATCAAGCCTGAGAACGTCATCTTCATGCGAGAAGCGGAGATCGACGGCGAGAAGACTCTGGTTCATGTTCGAATCAAGGAATGCACCTATCGTCCATATGGATTCACCGAGATCGAAGTTCATCAGATTCGAACCTATGATCTGGTCAAGCTTCTGGACGGGCAGTACAAGGTCGATTGTTCCCTGTATGAGCTAGGCAAGGATCGAAACAACAAGCCTATCTGGATTCAGGTCGATTATTTCCAGATGGACATTGACCGGATTCCGTTGGTCACGTTCTATGCCAACTATGAATCCCTTATGCGGGGACTTCCGCCGCTTGAGGACTTGGCGTTTTTGAACATCCGGCACTGGCAGAGCACGTCTGATCAGTACAACATTCTCACCGTGGCCCGCTTTCCCATGCTCGCTGTTTCTGGTGCATACGACGCTCCGGAACAGAACGTCATGGCGATTGGTCCCCGTCAGCTTTTGGCTACCCGTGCTGAGAACGGAAAATTCTACTACGTGGAGCACAGCGGCAAGGCCATTCAGGCAGGCAACGATGACCTTGAGAAGTTGGAGCAACAGATGGCTTCATACGGCGCAGAGTTTTTGCGTAAGCGTCCGGGTGGTCAGACGGCTACGGCTCGCGCTTTGGACTCGGCAGAATCCATGTCTCCCCTTCAGGACATGACGGCTCGCTTCGCTGATGCCATGGCGCGAATGCTTTCGTTCTTCGCCAAGTGGATGGGTATCGAAGAGGGTGGAACGATCAAGATCGCAACTGATTTTGGTCCGGAAGAAGTCAGCGATGTTGATCTGCGGAGTCTCAACGAGGCTCGTCGTAACCGCGACCTGTCTCGGCAGCAGTACCTTAAGGAAATGATCCGCCGTGGTGCGCTTGCGGAAGACTTCAGCTTTGAAGATAACCTCAAGGAGCTTGAGTCTGAACCTCAGATCATCTCTCCGTTCGCAACCGGGGTAAACGTTGGAGCGACGGGAGGGGCCAATCCGAATAATCCAGACGGGTCGAATGCTGATCCAGAGGATGCGAAGTCAAAGAACGCTGAGGCCAAGAATGCCAAGAAGGCAGACGCCAATGCGGTGAAGAAAGAGGATGGAGAATCGGACGACTGACGATGATGAATAAGAAACGCCCGCTTACTGAGCGAGAGATACTGCAAGAAAAACGATACGAACTGTTTCTCGATATCCTCGCCAAGACAGGTAACATTTCTCGTAGCGCCAAGATGGCCGGGTTCCCCGACGCCCGGTGGATCAACTCGTTCCGCAAGAGCAACAAGACTTTTGATGAGAAGGTCAAGGAAGCTGTTGTCGCTGGCGTCGAAGCGTTGGAAGGTGAAGCCTATCGTCGTGCCGTTCTCGGTGTGAAGAAGCCCGTCATTTTTAAGGGTATGCACATGACGGATGAGAACGGTGAAAAGATGTACATCCGTGAGTACTCGGATGGCCTGTTGCAGACGCTTCTCAAGGCGAACAACCCCAACAAGTTTATGGAGCGCCAGAAGGTCGAGAACGAAGTCAACGTGAACATCGGTATTGCTCTTCTGCCTACCACCATCACGGATCAGGGTTCGTGGGAACAAGAAGCACAAAAGTTGGTGACACAGAAAGAGTCTCTTGATCGCACCAACGTTATCGATGTAGAAGCAGAAGTGGTCGAGGAGACCAAAACCCCTATGAAGCTGGAAAGGTAAGATGGCTGTCGTAAAGTACATCCCCGCATGGGAGAAGATCGCGGTTGAGGCTGCGGCCAAGGGTTTCAGTGATATCGAATGCGCTCAACAGTCCGGCGTGAGCATGGAGAAGCTGAAGAGCAATCTCTATTTCAATCCGGAGTTCGCTGAGAAATTCAAGAGCGCCAAAGCGACCGCACCGAAGAACCTGAAGTGGTGAACTTGACGTGATTACGTTTTCTGTGTTTCTGTACTGCACCCATAAAACCATAAGGAGACGATGACAATGGAATGGGATTTTGTAGCGAACACCGCCGTCGATACCCCGGAGATTATTCCGGAAGCCTACAAGGGTCTGTACGTCGAGGACAAGGCCAACAACAAGTGGGTTCTGTCCGATAGCGTTAAGCCTCTTGCTGAAGCGTACACGGGTACCTTCAAGAAGCTGACTGAAGCCAACAAGCAGAAGACTTCTGACAATCAGAAGGACGCCGCTCGTAGGCATGTGATCAAGAGTATCGCTGAGGTACTTAAGGAGACAGGCGTTGAGGTTGACGAGAACAACCTTGCCGACATTCCTACTGCGATCAAGACCAAGTTCACCGAGTTTCTGGAATCCCAGAAGAACGGTAAGGCGATCACTCTCGATCTGGAAAAGGTCCGTGGTGATTTCGATAAGCGCGTAGCCGATGTAACCGCCAAGGCTCAACAGACTGTCGCTACGATGGAAGGTTCTCTCGCCAAGTACCTCGTCCAGAGTGAGGCCAGCAAGGCACTGGCAGAAGAGAAGGTTG